TAAGTGCAAAAATAATCATGATACGTATTAATTTCTACGGTGTATTGTCCAGGTATATCATCACAAATAGCACAATCATTTGCTTCCATTGATGGGATAGTAACCTGAAGTTCTAGTGGTGCTCTGCCGTCAATACAACCATTACATGGGTTCGGTGCTACATCATCTGATTCAGATGATGATTCGGACGAACTTTCCGATGATGACTCAGATTCTGATTCCGAATGCGATTCAGATTCAGATTCGCTTGGTTCACTATCTGATTCGCTCGAACTTTGAGAATGCGATTCTGATTCGGATTCAGATGATGATTCAGAGCCAGACTCTGATTCTGAACTTGACTCGGTAGTGCTTTCAGATCGCGATTCAGACGTTGATTCAGATGCACTTTCAGATTCCGAAGGAGACGAACTTTCAGATTCAGATTCGCTACTAGATTCACTTCTACTTTCAGATTCAGATTCAGAATGCGATTCAGACTCAGAACCTGAGTACGATTCTGATTCAGATTCGGAAATACTTTCCGATTCACTTGGTCCTTCAACTGGTGGAGTACAGGTTGTTGTTTCTAGTTTTGTAGCCCAATAGCATGGACCACATTGTAGTGCTTTAATTGTGCACCACTTTCCCTCAAGAGTTGTGCCATTAAGTCTTTCATCGACAAGAACATCTATTTCACAAACGTCAAACCATTTCCAATACCCGTCTTCATCGTGCCCAAGAACCTGTTCAACAGAACCGTTGTAATTATTTGGCCTTGTCCTATCAATAAACGTGACTTTACGAACACATCCACCAACAGTTTGCCATTCAGTATCAACATACAAATCTCTGCCATATTGAACATCCGTGTAAGTTCCCATCGGGTAAAATGTCGACCATTCTACCCTATCACCTTGTCCTCCATTGTGAATTAAAAATTCTGTTGTGCTCGCTGTATAACATTCAATTGCATCAGATTCCCAATACCACCTTACATATTCGTCTGTATGATCAGGAGGACAGGCATCTTGATAAACAGTTTCACTGATAACTGGAACATCGGTATAACTATCATAAACTTCTGGACAAGCATTTCGATGTTCAAAAACTGTTCCCGGAACTCCAAATTGATCTTCTAAATATTCACCGATATTATCATTGATTAACGGATCATCTTCAGATACTTTTACTCGTTTATCTATATTTTCTCGTTCAGTTTGATTTCCATGTGTATACCAAATTCTATTTTCTTCGTCCCATTCAGCAACAACTTCATCTTCAGACTCGACAGACCCCGATCCTTTTAATACATTAACATCAGCTTCTGTATACGTGTAATGGCCATCCATGCCATGAACGTTTTCAATAATACCAAGTCCTGCTTCATTGATTTGATATCTAGCTGTCCCAAGAATATGACGTGCAGCCCATGCCTCAACAACTTGCCAGTCAGAAGATGTTTCTGTATTTGCGGTTGCCAGTACGCATAATGAACCTTCCCAGATTGTTGTACCAACTGAGTTATAAGCTGTATAATTTGTTGTTCCAGTAGTTTCTGACGTTGGTCCGCCAGTTGCTTGAACAAAAGTGCCGCCAGAATCATTAGAAATATGTGTTGTTGCAAATGCCAAAACATGTCCGGCACCTGCACCATACTTAAATGCATACCATCTAGGGCTAGGAATAGGTCGCACCAGCAATGCACGATCACCAGCAGCAAACCCGTCGTGACACCAATCATACGCAGTATAATTACGGGTGGTATCAATTTCTGTGGTGCCAACGGATGTTGACCGCATCCAAGAAAAAACACCACTTCCACCAGGAGAGATGCTATTATCAGCAATGCCCAGCTTTAGAGAAACTGGATAATGTTTATTCGGCGAGATTTGCCGAAAAGAACCAGATTGCGCCTCTACAGCATCAACGGCGCGGCGGAGACGCTCGCGTCCTTGCCGACTGAGGCGCATGACCACAATTAAGTGCTCCCCCAAATCTTGTAATGTATGGTGCCAATTCCAGACACAGTTCTACCTGTCATACTAGTTGTGTTTACTGGAAAAACAGCCGTGGCAGTAGGTGGGCATTTCAATAATTCATTTCCACTTGATGGCCCTATTAACAGTTCATTAGCAGTAGACAAATTAGTACATACACACCAACCAGGATTAGGCGCCACTAATCCAAAATACAGATTTGTAGAATTTGATGTTAATGCAACTGTATTTTCATAAGCAAGAGGAGAACCTTGATCATATCTTTTTGTCGAAATAGCTATACTATCTTTTAATTGTGCATTAGATAAACTAGCAGCAATTGTTATACTTATTTCATCAGACATTAGAAAAACCCTTCACCTTGATCTAGTTCTTGAATTCCACTAACTGTTCCAAAGTTTAATGCTTCATATGGCTCAATAGTGAAAAAATGCACATCGGCTAATGCTGCAACTTCTTGGCCTGATCCATTTAATGCTATCAATCTAAAATTACCATCTTCATCCTGTTTATAGCCTGCATCCATTATGCGTTGCGTCCACGTTTTTGCTCTATATGCCAATTCATAAGTTTTAGTCCAAAATCTTTCACCCTCCCGAAACATTTCTTGAATATTTGTTATGTTTAACTTCAATGTTTTTGTAGCGGCACCAGCAAATTCTGCATCATTTACCCTATCTTGCCATGCCTGTACATTTGCTAAATTTATATCACGCTCATTTCTAACTATGCTAATGATTGCCCTTGTTTCTTCTTTCATCGGCGGCGGAGAAAATGGCTGTTTAAGACTATTGCCTATTGGCGTTTCATCATCCTCATCGAAAATCGCAACTTGCATTCTTTCAAAACGAACACTTATTGTGGGCTTTCTTTGCTCTGGGTCTTGTGTATCCTGGTCTTCTGGGTCTTCACGCTGCGCCGAAGTAAAAGTGACATCTACATGCCACAATTTAGGATCAGCCTGCACATGCTGACCCTCAACATTTGTTGCACGTGCACCAAAATCAGATTCACCAGTAGTATTATAATAATATCCAACCTGCGGAACTAATGGTGAGTTACGGACAATTTGCCATCCATCATGCGGATTATTAGTTTCTACTAAATAACGTAATGTGTAAGTACGAGCCCATTGTTCATTAACAGACCCACTACGTGTAGTCAAAATTCGTGAACCAGTGACTGTCACAAAACAGGTTCTCCAAGCCCTTCAAGATCGCCAGGACCAAATAACTGAAAGCCTTTCCGCATCACTTCTGTTTGCACACGATTTTCTTGAAGTATTTCTTGTTGAACGGCCAATTCATCTCGCATCGGCAAAAATGCTCTGCGCGCCAATTCAATCTGAGCCGCAGTACCTGCTTCTACCGCCGCAATAGCAGGACGGTCGCGACCAGTTCTTGCTAGGCCGGCAGCTGCACCACCTCCTGCGGAACCTAACGCCATGGCCGATTCTGTACTGGCTTTGGCAATTTCTTTTGCCTTGGCTGCTATATTTTCGAATCTATTTTCAATCTTTTCAAATACAAGTTCAGCCTTATTTGAACTTTGATCCCATTCCCGAAATGCTTGCGCAAATGCTGAGTTTGCATCGTCCGCTAAATCTTGTGCACTATCACGTAAAGAATCAACAATGTTTTTGCTGTAGCCAGCATAGTCTGCGAATTCAGCCATTACTTCAACTAAACCAGAGCTAAGTTGATTAAACGAACCTCCAACACCTGTCCACACTGCTTTAAGGCGAAATGCCCACCTCACTAATTCTTTCAATATACTTTTAACATATTCAAAAGCTGTCCCCATTGTGCGCCCAAGTCCTTGACCAGAACTAGTTAAATCCAACAACGCCTCGCCAGCGGCAATAAGACCTGGTGTTAGCTTTAAAAGAACACTTCTCCACAACCCACCAACGGTGCGACGTAATTTATCCATTAAATCATTTAACATTGCCGCCCTTGTTGTATCTAGCTGCGAAACAGTAATTCCAAGTTTGTCTGCTTCATCAAACAGCATCTGCATATTATCAGCACCTTGACCAAGCAAGTTAACAAAATCAACTCCTTCAGTGTCAAATAATTTAAAGGCGAGCCGAACACGTTCTGATTGTGACCCAACCTTATTAAAAGCATCGGCCAAAGCAATCATTCGTTTTTCTGGACGCAATTGCAACAATTCCTTTGCGCTAACTCCAAGTGTTTCTAGGGCTTCAGTTGCTTCACCCTTGCCAGTATTAGCTACTTCTGCTAATCTTCGCGTTAAACGTTGGAGACCAGTTGCAAATTGTTTACTACCTAACCCGGCCTGGGATGCCGCAAATTCAAGCCTGCTATATTCCTCTGCCGTCAAGCCAAGTTTTTGCGCTGTTTTTCCAAGAGCATCAACGTTTTCTATTGTTCTCCGTGCAAAATGCACCATTGCACCACCTGCTAATCCAGCAACTATGGTGCGCATATTTATAAGCTTACCAATAACGCCTTTAATGCCAGCTTGAAATTGCCGAGCGCTAGATTTGACCGCGACGTTCAGGACCGCTACTGTTGCCACGACGCAGTACTCCTTGAAGTGCTACCCACTGTTCCTCTGGTGTTTGAGTACGAGGTGGAACAGTATTGAATAACTTCAAATATTTCTCGGCAGATGTTGATTTTCCAGTATGCAATCTTTCTAATTGTGCCATTAACAACGCAGATCGCATATCTTCTCTATCGCTTGCAATTGGCTCTAGCGATGCAAAAGCCATCCATTCACTTAATTGTTTACTAGTCAATATAGATAATAAAATGTCTGGATGCGGATATCCCAATGCTAGACACAAACGAAAACAAAAGCGCCTCTCAGGGCGCTCAATTAGTTTCCCGCCAATACTTCAACGTCATTCTGGCTAAAGCCATTCAATTTTAAACCAGCCTCAAAAACACGATCCAAAGCTTTGGCCGATTTTTCTCCAAGCGCGACAACTTGTTCTTCAGTAAAAAGACGTTGCATGTTTTCGTCACATAATACAAGTGCACAAAACTTTGCACGTACGCTTTTCATTTTTCCCTTTTTTGTATAACCACGCCGCAAGTCTACAAATTCTTGCTCGTATGAATCTCTTTCGTCTGCCATCATCGTCCTAATCCATACTTTCCCCCCCCATTCTGGAATATCTATAGCTTCTTTTTCAAGATCGTTGGCAGCAAGAATCTGTTCAGCTGTTAAGAAGTTGGCCACGTTACTGCACTCGTTGCTCTAATAGTTACATTAGCTGTGACAAGGTCATCAACTGGAGTACTTGGAGAAAAAGCTTTAACCCACCCAGAAAAACTGACTGTCATAGTTGTTGTAGGAAAGACCATTTTCCAATCAACTGTTTCTCTGCTGCTCATCATGTCAGTTAAACGAATCTGAGTATTTTCAGCCGTTACACCAGTAGTTTCAAATGATGGGTCCCAGACTAATTCCAAACTTAATTCTCCCGGATCAATAAGTGTAGGAATATATTCCCTATAATTCCCAGTAGTGTCAAGAGTTGTAGCTTCTACTTCATCCCCGGCCACACTAGGTCCGTCAATCGACCTAACATATCCTATTGGATGATAATCACCACCAGTTGTATAAGAAATACTAGTTCCATGACCGATAGTTTTTGACATAATGGCTGCTCCTTATGTCGCCCATACAGTAATATCCAGGGCGGCCACAGTGCGCCCAGAATCGCTCCCCTCATTGCGAGGCAAGTAATCGTCATCCTTGTCCCTCACAAAAATTCCCTGATATATGGCAGTAGTTCCAGAAAATGTTCCTCTGGCACCATGCAAATAATCTTTTACGATTTTTCCTAAATCAATAGCTTGGTCAATTCCTGTACTAATACATTCAAGATCAAATCTTGTAGCTATAACGCCGCATCTGCCGTCAAGTAATACCTCTTCCTCTTCTGCTGATCGTTGAAACCAAATAGCAGGTGTATAGCTTCCTTCTGGCATTTTGCTTTGATGAATTCGCATTCCGACAACGTCAGTAATACTTGACGTTCCCAATAAATGTGTTCTAAAATTTTCGCCAATACTGCTCATTTTTTAGCCAATAATGCTATTTCTTTTTTGATGCGAGCTATCATCGCACGTCTAGCTTCGTTTTCTTTCCTGAGAAACATCTGCTTCAAAAAATGAGTTGCTTCTGCATACTTTGTACCAAGTTCTACCAAATGAGCATATCTTAACGGGTTTCGATATTTAACTTTTTCGCCTGCCTGAAGCATCTTTTGCCTAGTCTTTTCAGTGGCAGCAATCAACCTTCCCTTTTTTGTTTTACGCACTGCTCTTTTGTTTTCACGAACTTGTGCCCTTGCAGAAATTGCGCCAGTTCGGTGATGAACTACTTTTACTCTAAAAGACCTTCTTAATAATCCAGTTTCTTTTGGTGCAGCAGGTCCTGCACCCTTTTTGAATATTCCAGCCCCTGCACTCATTACTCTTCTGATGGCCACTGGAGATTTATTTTGAATACGATCAAATTTTCTTAGTGCTTTACGCAGTCCGCGAATTTCTACATCAACGCCAAAAGGCATAACTAAACCTTTTCGCCACATATTAAATCAAGTAGTCTTCGACGATTGTCTCTGTCGTAAATGCCAATTACAGAAAACGTTCTATCGTCGAATGTCAACCAATGTTTATGTGTCAAATTTCCAAAAAATGTTGTATAACGAACAGTTATAGAATGTGTTTCAGTCCCTGTTAATTGTCGTGCATATTCTGTTTCGTCACCTCTAATAGGACGAATATCAGCATACGTTCTCAAGACAAGCGTTGTATCTGAAATTGTTTGTCCACGAGAATCAAAAGTATTGCCAGAATCTTTGTAAATTGTTACTTTATCGCGAAAAGCACCAGCACCATGTTTTCTCGGCAATGGCATTAGTGGATACTCCCAAATCTTTCTGAACCACATAATGCTTCAAATGCCAACTCAACTTGGCTTGGTAACATGCCAATAACTATTGTTTCTCTGTTTTCATACCAATGACCAACAAGCATTAACATTGCCTGCTTTAACCTTTCAGGAACCATATTTGGAGTATCGCCATATCCTGCAGTATATCTAATAGTTACCGCTGCCATTTGCTGTCGTGCAGTTGGCCAATAAGAATTGAATACAGGTGCAACTCTTCCAGGCTCGCTGGCTATATCAACATGCAAACTTGTTGAATCAATCGTTGTAGTTCCACCAGTAGATGGAACATACGTTATCGAATCTATGCTTTGCAATGGTGGACGAGGCAAAGGGATCGAAGCAGTTGCTGCCGGAAATGATTCTAATGTCAAGTCCCAAGTTTTAGTCATTATTTGTCTATGTGTATGCACCTCCACTAATTCTCTTGCAGCACGAATTGCCATGCGAATCCAAACAGAATCATCAGGATCATTGACGCGAGTGTATTGTCTCACGTCATCGATTTCTAACGGTTCAGCTAAATCTGTAGTTACGGCAGTTAAACCATATTTCTGTGTTAGTAACATGGTTATTCAGTGCGGCTCCGTCTTCTACTGACCATTTGTTCCGATGGCTGTTCTGCTTGTGCAGTGCGTAATTGCTGTTGACGTTCAAATATTGGTTCTGCTATTCCTTTAGAAATCAATCTTCGACCCTCTCGATCAGATACTTCTATAATTTTTCCAGGGTATAAATCAGCATGTCCACGTTTGTACTTTTTCAGTGCTTTAATTTTCATGCCCATTGTCTCGACCACGCTAAGTTTTCACGTGCTCCCATTAACATGTAAACTTTCCGTAATGCCTCACCCTTAACATGATTTGCCATGTTCAATTCACGGCTTAATTCATTTTCTTTCTTTTTTGCCCATTCAGGTGTAAGCTGACCATTCATATCACATACTTCTTTTAATAGCTGCAAGGCACCAGCTGACACATATGCAACTCTTTCCGCTTCTTCCCTTTCAGACTCATGTTTAACTTGCCTCTGTGATAATTCCATCTCTCTAGCACGTATTTTTCTATCCATGATTCCTCTATTTGATTCGATAGCATATAAACGAGCACACTTTAATATGTCAGATTCCGGTGGTATATAAATTTCAATTCCGCGACCCACAGCAATTCCCATAAAATACTCACAACTTGGCCGCTGTTCTGCATATTCAGTATTTTGCGCCATGTCAACGCCATAAAAATGAATGGCATGTTTTTCATCCGGTAATTTTGCCATTTCTTGCAATGCAAGTGCAGTCATCCAACTAACACTATTTGTAAAATAAACCCCAAATTCATCGGTAATTTGACGATACGGAAAAAGAACAGACGCAGGAAGTTCCGGCCTTAATTCTGTAACATATAATGGCTTGTCCTTTCCTGGGATACTCTTCATCCATGTATAATAATCTGGATATTGTTCTTCGTATCTAGTCAAGTCATGTAATTCAAACCAACGATCCCATCGTGGCAATACAGTATAATTATCTGACAATGACCATATTTCAA